AAAAGATGGTGCGATTTTTATGTCTTGGGCATCGTTTAATAAGTACACTCAATGGTTAAGAAATAAGAACTACTTCTACTTCGCACCAGGAAACGGTCAAGAGGCAATCTTACACCCTGGTTCTATGTTCCAAGTAATTCCTGTTCACGGATTGAATGGTTCAAACAGAATTTTCATCGGTAAAAAATCTAATTTTTTCATCGGGACAGACCTAGTATCTGATTACTCTCAGTTCAAAATGTGGTATAGTCTTGATAATCAGGAGGTTAGGATGAAATGTCAATTCCGAATTGGTGCCCAAACTGGTGTTGACCAAATTATTTCTAACAACTTAGCGTAATTAGAAACATATTAAAGGGGGAGTTAATTCTCCCCTTTTTAAAAAAAATAAAAATATAACAATAATAAAATTATAAAAATATGAGTTGTTCAGTAAGTTCAGCGTATAGTTTGGGATGTAAGGCTGGAGTTGGAGGTATAAGAAGTTTATACATCTTCTCAGCACCAATCACAGGTATTACTTACACTGGTTCAAGCGATACACAAAAAGTTGACGTTATCTCAGGTAGCGGAAACTTAGTAGAGTTTGAATTATATAGAGGTGGTAGTAACTTCACAGAGGCGATGGCCGCAGACCCAGCAAACGGTACAGTAGTTTATACTCAAACAATCACAGCATTGTTCAGAGATTTTACACCACAATTAAGAAACCAATTTTCTCTTTTAGCGAAGAGTGGAACGGTACAAGCAGTAGTAAGAACCAACAGAGATGAGTACATCTTATTTGGTGCCGAATTTGATGGTGGTGACACAACAGCAATTAACTTAGCTTCAGGGACTGCCTACACAGATAGACAAGGTTACGACGTGACCCTAACTTTCTTACAAGCAAGTCCAGCGTCGTTTATTGATGTTACAAATAACGCACTATCAGCAGCGTTAAGTGGTATCACTATTACCGCAGCGTAATAAATTAATCAAACACAAATTAGGGCGGGTAAAATCCGCCCTTTTTTTTAATTAGGATGATATATATACTAAAGGACACAACCAATACAATTGACGTAACTGTAAGTAATGAAACTACTTTAACAGGTGCGACATATTTGTTTGAACTAGTTAATTTAGAACGTAAGAGTAAAGTCCGTTTTATACCTGAGAATGTAACTACAAATGATAAAAATAGATTTGATAGTTTTACATTTTCAACGGTTGATTTGGACCCTGTCGATTTAATTGGTCCTAACTGTAATATACATCTATATATTGGTCCATATACCTACACAATTTATGACCAATCTAGTCCAACTAACCTTGACCCTACTTTATCAAATGGGGTCGTAGAAACGGGTTTAATATGGGTACAAACTAATCCTAATATATAATGTTAAACTTATTACACAACCAACTTAATTCTTTAGATGTAACGGTAAGTAACGAGAGTGAATTAAACAATCCAACATACCTGTGGGTCTTAACTAATTTGGAAACTAAGGATAAGAAATATTTTATCCCTTTCAATGTCACAGTTCCACACGCAGGTAGATTTGATACATTTACATTTACAACGTATCCTTTACAACCAGAAGTATTAACAGGTTCAACTTGTAATTTACATTTAGAACAAGGACAATATACCTATACAATATATGACCAAGTTTCACCTACCAATCTAAATCCACTATTATCAAATAATGTGGTTGAAGTTGGTATGGCAAGGATGGAACAAAATGAAATTTGTTTTACAACATACGTTACAGAAAATGACGATGTTGAAATGGTATTATACGAAGACCCATCAGAATTTTTCACATATGTGACGGATAATGATGAAGTTAGGGCGGTTGTATTTTATAACCCTGACCTTAATTGTTTTGGTCTTAAATGGAATGAGGCGAATGTATTTTGGAATAACGCAGACTTTAATTGGGAAAATTCCAATCCAGTTGTAACTTAATGTAAAAAAAACATATATAATAATATGAGTACTTTATTCGGAAATAATATTTCACAAACCTATCAAGGGTTATTAAAACTTACTGATAGTACATCGGGATTAACATCAACACTCCAAACAGTTGAGTCTGGTGATGGTACAGATAGTCCATTACAAATAAGTCAAACACAGGTAAACATATCTGGTTCACTTACTATAAATGGTAATCCTGTTACAAATGTAAACACAGGTTCTTTTGTAACCACATCATCATTCAACGCCTATACAAGTTCAGTTAATACACAATTAGCGGGATTGGATATTGAAACAGGTAGTTTACAAAATCAGATTAATGGACTTGCTACAACAGGTTCTTTGTCAGGATATACAACTGTAACCACATTTAATAACTACACAGGTTCAAATGATAGTAAGGTTAATTCACTTATATCAAAGACAGGTAGTTACGCAACCACAGGTTCAAATCAATTTAATGGTAACCAATCTATCACAGGTTCGTTAACGGCGTCAAGTACTGTCACTAGTTTAGATGGATTTGTTGGTCCTTATTTACAATCTAATATAAATTTAAGTGTAATAGGTAATCAAATAGTTGATATTAAAACTAATACAACAAATAATAATGGTAAAGTTAGATTATACAGTAATGGAAATTATCCATTTAAAGTAGAAGTTAGTGGTAGTTTAAATGTAAGAGATGGTATTACAGGTTCATTACAAGGAACGGCATCATACGCAACACAAGCGTTATCAGCGTCATACGCACCTGACAATAGTAATAGAAACGGATTAATCAATACAGGTTCAATCGGTGGTACACAATCAATTACAGGAAGTTTAGATATTAGTGGTACACTTACCGCAACATCAGCATCAATTACTTATTTAGAAACAGTTTATGAAACTGCGTCAATAATTTATTCAAGTGGTTCTAACCAATTGGGTGACGCATCAAACGATACACAAACATTATTTGGTACAGTTAATTTACCAGCGGGTAATTTAAATGTTACAGGTGCTACAACATCATCATTAGGTTTCTTTGGTAATTTACAAGGGACCGCATCATACGCAACACAAGCGTTGTCAGCCTCATACGCACCTATGCCTGATGTTAGTGGATTTGCCACAACAGGTTCAAACATATTTAAAGGTAACCAAACAGTTGATGGTGACATTATCATTTCAGGTTCAGGACGTACTATTGTTATACCTGAAGCAAACTATATTAAATTATATGGTGATGCTGATGGTAGTTCAACATCCGCAGCAATTCAATTCTATTCAGGAAGTAACGCCAACAGATGGTTGAATATTCAAGCGGTACCAACTAGTACAGATGGTGATGTGGCAATATCTGATTTTCCAACGAACAATCATTTTATGTTCTTTGAAATGAGTAGTCATAACATTCAGTTTGAGGCACCATTAGCGGGAACAGGTTCAGCACCGATGGAAACTAAAACAGGTTTCATTAACAATACAAATTACAACCCAACACTATCTACTAACGAGAGAGGATTTATCAACTCAGGTAGTATGGTTGTTAGAGGTAACTTATTTAACTTATCAAATAATACATCATTAAATCCTGATACATACTTAACTAGTTCTTTATTTGGTCAATCAAACATAATTAAAGGTTGGGGTGATAATCCAGGTACTGCTGGTGCGGGTTCAAACCAAGCAAACTATACAGGTTCATTAAGAATTACAGGTAGTAATAATACAGTATCATTACCACAATTAAGGGCTACAGGTCTTGGTGGTGGTGCCGACCTACAAGGTTATATATCGGGTTCAGATAATACACTTATGAGTAATAACTCAGGTATCTATTTAAACACAGGTTCATTATTATTCCCTAAAACAACAAACAACTATCTTGGTACTAACTCATCAATATTAATGAACTTTACCACATCGTCTTTGGCGGGTGGTCATCCTTTAATTCAAAACAATACATTATACGCAGGACAAATTGCTATTAATAGTAATAGTGGTTCTATCAACTCAACTGGTAACTTATTAAATGGTGGTGTTATAACATCTACACAAAACTTTGTAACAAATATAAGACCAGCAATATCAACAAACGTAGTTGTTGGTACATCAGTTACATTAAACCATATAAGTAGTTCAATTGGATATTCCTCAAATATAAGTAACGCAAGTGTAACGGTTAATAACGCGGTAAGTTCATCTATAGCAAATAACGTATTATCGTTAAGTAACAATACATTCTTAGGTGGTCTTGGTGGTACACATCTTATCTTTGCGAGTGGTTCACAATCAAGTAACTCAGCAAGAACAATTAATAATAACTTAATTGGTGGTGTTAGTAATATTATTTCATCATCATTTATTTCATCGTCTAACGCAAACTTAAACTCAACCATTATATATGGTAATAACTTAGCAGTATCGGCATCACATACCCTTGGTACATTTGGTGGTTCAGCGTTCTTAGGTAGATTTAATGATACGGGTTCATTAGCGGACTCACAAAAT